TACTAGCCGGTATAGCCGCCGCAATTGTGGCTGCAGGTGCTGAGCTCCTCATCATTGTGGGGATACTTGCGGCTGGTACAGTAGCATTGCTAGCATTCGGCGCTGCAATTATTATCGCCTGGCGTGAGGTTGAGAGTTTCCGCGGTACCATTAGAGACACCGCCGCGGACTTCCAGATACTTTGGTCGGCAGTCGAAGACGTTGCTGGGCGAATTTCAACTGCGTTCAACACACATATTGCGCCGCCGCTGGAGAAGCTTCGCGGCCTGATGGAAGATAATGTTCTTCCGGCTGTTAGGAAATTCAGGCAAGAGGTTGCCGATGTTGTCATACCTAAAGTTGTCGAGGCCCTAAGAATTTTAGGTGACATCGCTGAGCCTGTTCTAGCAGGCATCGGCAAGTTCATCGACACCGTGGTTGTTCCCGCTGTGGCTAAGCTGTCTGAGTGGTGGGAGAAGAACAAACAGCAACTTATGCCGTTCATTGAGGTAGCTGCGCAGATTGCCAAGTGGCTGATCATCATCGCCGCTGTAATAATTGGTTCCGGCATGCTAATTGCCTTCGGATCACTAATTGCAGTCGTTGCAGCTGTAGTCGCAGTGTTCGTACTCTTGATTGCGACTGTAAAGTTCATCAAGGCCATCATAGGTGGATTTGTAGATTTTCTGGTTAGCAGCTCCAAGGCCGTAGGCAGTACAGTTATCAATGCTTGGAACAGTTTCCTAGCGGCTTGGCGGGATGGGTTCAATACTGCTGTCGAGTTCGTGAAGGGAATAGTTCAGGGAGCCATAACATTCATTGTGGCAATCTGGAATGGTTTCTGGAATACTTTCGGCGAGCCAATCAAAGCTGCTTGGGACCTAATTAAGGCACTGATTGAGCTTGGTGTTGCATTGATCATGCTGCCGATTGAGTTCATGAAGATAAAGCTAGGGCAGCTTTGGGATAGCATCTGGGGTGCGATTGGTGAACCTGTTACGACTGCTTGGAACACCGTCAAGTCTGCCGTTGTTGATGGCTTCAACGCTGCATGGAATTGGCTGTCTGGCAGGACCACCGAGTCACTTGGGTTCTGGCGCGGTGTTTGGGATGGAATTGTTGAAACGGTTTCCAATGCGTGGAACAAGGTGTTTGGTGTTGTTAGTGGTGCAATAGGTAAGGTTGTAGAATTCTTCAGAGGCCTGGGCGATGGTATCCTCTCGAAGCTACGCGACATTGCAAGTACAATCACTAGGTTCTTTACAGACCTAGCTGGCGATCTGTTCAACTCTGGTGCCAAGATTGTTCAAGGTATCATAGACGGTATCACATCTAGGATCAAGGATCTGACTAACAAGGTCAAGGAGATCACCCAGAGGATCAAGGATTACCTGCCCAGCTCACCTGCCAAGACAGGACCACTATCAGGTCACGGTAGCCCATTCAAATCCGGCCAAGCTATCTCGGATATGGTAGCAGCAGGTATGCTAGACAAGCTGGGAATCCTAACCAATGCTTCGTCGCAGGTTGCTTCAGCTGTCGCAACGATTCCAACAGGTGGCGACCACGCACTGCTAGCCCCTGTGGATCTTGGAGCAGGAGGGGCCGCGGCATTCACTCCCATGAAAAACAACTACGTCACTGTAAACGTTTACACCAATGAGATTGATCCTAGGACAACTGCGGCCGAACTTGGATTCGAATTGGAGGGACAGTTGTAATGGCCCTCACTGAGGAACTTACCTTCAGATTGGGTGATTCTGGCGTCATACTGAATACTGACTCGACGGCTATACCCTTTGTTGACATTCAAAAAGTTGCAGGTCTTGATAGCGCTCCATACCGTGAGACGCAACGTGACCACGAAGGTACTGACGGAGGCTTTCTGGATGCAGAGTTCGAGAGGGCCCGACCAATTCTGCTTACAGGTGAAGTATATGCTGACTCTTCCACAATGGAGACATACCTTGATTCTCTAAAAGCGGATTATGCACCTAGTACGACACTTGTACCGTTTTATCTTAAGGCTCCAGGCGTACCAGAACGTGTTGTGTTTGTCAAGCCTCAGGGCTGCAGGTACGATTGGGACCAGCTGCGTCGCATTGGTAAGGCTGGGATCCAGTTTAAAATGCTTGCAGAGGATCCGAGGGTTTATACGGCAACACTAATTTCGGTGGATGTGCCATTCTCTGCTGGTGCTAGTACCGGTTTCGGGTTTAACTTGGGATTCAACTTTGGATTTGGTGGTTCGTCAGGAACAGATGGAACGTTCGTTACTAATTCCGGAAACCGCCCCACGCCTGTAGTCTTCACCATTACTGGCCCGTGCAATACGCCTACGATCCGTGACGACACCTACGGGCACTCGCTAACCTTTAACATCATTCTTGCCTCGGGTGAAACACTTGTCATCGATACACAATACAAGACAGTCAAGCTCAATGGCACACTTAATCGCCGTAACACCCTAGTCGACCCCGATTGGTTTTTTCTGGAGCCAGGCTTGACCTTCATTAGGTACAATGCTGTGTCAGGAGCTGGTAGCACCATGAACATATCGTTTCGCTCGGCGTGGCGGTAGAGAGGACGTGATCAGATGGCAATGACCAACCCACCATTGGGTTTGCAGAATGCTGGCGCTACCCATACTGCCGCACAGCTGCGCACCTACCTAGCTAGTCTACAAGCGGGCAACTACAGCACAGCTACTTTTCTAAGGGCTCGTGGCGGCGTTCACCCAACTCTGGGGGGCGAGTTTGCTATTACTCAAACTGGTTCACCTAGCATGGGCGTGCTGGTTGAGTCGGGCGTGGCTTCGGTTCCAGGGACGGAAGGTGGTACGCAGGGTAACTACTTCGTTTGCAACGATGCACAGGTGACGCTGAGTGTTACTGCTGCACATGCGACGCTTCCACGCATCGACATTGTCGTGGTGAACGTTCGCGATTCGTTTTATAGTGGCGCAAGCAATGACAGTCAGCTTCAAGTGGTTGCAGGCACTCCGGCGTCTTCACCTGTTGCACCTACGGCGCCGTTCAACTCGATTACGTTGGCGCAAATAGCTGTTGCTGCAGCTGCTACCTCTATTACGAATGCCAACATCACCGACCAGCGCTTCTACATGGCGGCTGTTGGTGGCGTGATGAACATCCGCAACATCGGAGCTCTTCCGCCTAGCGCGCAGATTGGTGAGGGGCAGCTCCTTTGGACACTCGACACTAACCGCTTGTATGTGTGGGATGGCGCTGCTGCATCCCAGATGTTCCCTGGCGACGTAGGCGTCGTTGCTTGGGGTAACAGGCTTACCAGCTCGAGTACTACGACGGGTGAAATTGGCGTGTTGCGCCTGGATAACATTTCCGTCCTCGCCAACCGTATGTACAGAATCTGGACTTCGCCGCTTCGGCTCTTGTCGACCGCTGCTGATGATACTGTGGCTGCCAGGTTGCGCATTTCAACGTCGGGTGCAGCCACGACCGCTTCGACATCTCTAGCTGAGCTAGCTTTAGGCCAGCCGCCCTTTACTAGTCAGAGCGTACCAATTAATGCTAAGTACATACCTGGTAGCAACCAGACACTTTCTGTCCTGCTGACAGTTACGCTTATCGGTGGTACCGGAACTGTATCTATGACCGTATCCAGTGTAAACCCAAACATAGATCTTATCGTTGAAGACGTCGGTCCCGCTCCTAGCGATACAGGTGTTGATATCTAATGGCGCCTCAGGTTACATACACGTTTGGCGATGTGATCACCGGTGCGGTGATCGATGAGATTGCCCTCAAAGGTGTGAGCATGTCGAGGGCGCTAGGTAGGGGTGAGTTCCGTGGTAGTCTCTTTCTAGACCAGACTGGAAAGAGCAATAGTGACTTGCTTGCCGCTACTGAGCCTGGACGTTGCTATGTGATCTGCCAGCGTGGAAATCAACCCATCTGGGGTGGAATAGTTTGGGTACGGACTTACCAGAGCCAGGCCAAGTCCATGCAGTTATACTGTAGAGCTTTTGAGCATTACCCGGAGTATCGTCTCGTCCGCACGGATTTATCGTACGTAAGTACTGAGCA